ACATCTTCCTGAATGGCTTGTTTCCGGGTATCGAGAGCAACCTTAAGGTATGCCTCACTAAATTCCTTTTCCTTAGCCAAAGCCCTCAATTCATCTTCGGTTCTGTTCTTATAGGCACGACCTGTTTCGATAGCGGCCTGTTTAAGTTTAATCTCCTTTTCAGTGAGATCGGTCAATCGATCGATAAGTTTTAACTCCTCTGATCTTGTATTCACTGGAAGTAAATCAAATTCCCCTGAAGGTTGCATACTTCTAACTTCCCTTAATTTATCTTTCGTTTTATCTATTTTTTTATGAAGTGTCTCAAGATCATCGAGGAGAAGTTTTAATCTATCGAACTTAAGTGAATCAATAGCCTTATACATCTCATTGATGTCAGCAATTATCTTATCTTTGACGGCGCCATGACTAAATCCGACCTGATTAACCATTTCCTTGAGGCCCGAATATTCACCACTAAGGTTATTGACGGAAGTCCTTAATTCATCATCACTGATCTTAAGATCCAAAACCTTGATTTTTAATTGTTCCAACTCCTGAACCTGTTGGATATAAAGCAAGACTTCCCGATCAATCTGTTTAATCCTGTCCTCATTGGATTGATGGAGACCACCATAAGCCAATTTGACAGCAGTTACGGCGGCCGCCAGTAGACTGAGGGCCAGGAAAATGGGGTGTTTACCCAAGAAGGTTAAGACCGTATTGAGAGTGCCAGCCCCCAATGCGAGAAGATCAAACTGTTTAATCAGATATTGGATACCAGAGATAACCGCACCACCAATAAAGACCGGCCATAGGAGTTTGAAGGTTGCGACAAGTTCCCCCAGAACCTTCAACAACAGATTAAAGGACGGAACAACTATATCACTTGTACTTAGGGCCACGTCGAGAAGGCTTGTCTTAAAAACATGGAGTTGAGCCATGGGTCCCTGCATAGCTCTTTCATTCATCACCAATAAGGCATTTGTGCCAGTCAGGGCATCGGTCATCTTCTGGAAGGCATCTTTACCCATATTGCTCATAGCCGCAAAGACACCGGCTTGTCTCTTCTCTAATCCTTCAAATGTATTAGTAAGGTCGAATCCCGCTTTACCGAGAACGCCGAGGACTTCGATGAGGTTGTGGCCTGGCATCCTGATAGCTTCAAAGTCCACCCCGATAGAATGAAGTTCATCCCTAAATGCCTTGGTGGGAGCAATCAACTGTCCAAGGATGCCCCGTAGACCTGTACCGATCGTGGAGGCCCTTAAACCAGCATTGGAAAGAACCGCAATCGTAGCAGCCGTTTCCTCAATACCCATCCCCACCTGTGAAGCGGTTGCAGCCAAATAGTTAAAAGAGGTTGTCAGATCCCCGACTTCCAATTTTGAATAGTTTAAGGCAGCAGCCAGCACATTCCCGATTCTGGTAACGTCTTTGGCTGAAATATTCCAAACATACATGGAGGTAGTCAGAATTTTGACGGCTTCCTGCGCACTCGCACCTGTGGCTGAAACCATCATACCAACAGTTTTAAGAGCATCGGCAGACTGTTTGGCAGTCAAACCGGCCTGACCCAAGATTTTGAGAGCGTCCGCCGCTTCCAGAAAACTCATTTTGGTGGTAGTGGCAACATCACGGGCAGCCTTTTCAAGAACCTTCATATCGCCAGCCGAAGCATTGGTGATAGCTCCGACATCAATAATCGCTTGACTAAACTTCATAAGGGTACTTGTGGCTTCACGGAAGGCTTGTTGAATCTTAAAGATAGTACCGAAGATAAGAGCCCCACCAACCAACCATGCCATCTGAGATTTCAGCATATTGCCGAAACCTTCGATAGACCATCGTTGCATGGCTCTGGCTGCATCACCCGTTTTCTTCTCTACCTCTCCGGCGTAAGCCCTTAACCCCACCATGGCCTGCGAAGATTTATTCATCTCCGTATTCATGGCAGTAGTAGCAACTCCGGTTAAAGCAAACTCTTCCCGGATCAGTTTCATCTTGGTGCCGAGGAGAGATTGGATTTCTTCAACCTCCAACATCCCCATACCCATCTTTTTCAGGGATTTATAACTTAACTCTGCACCCCCACTAAGTTTATTGATCTGGGCATCAAGGACACCCATGCCAGCCCTGATCTCATCAACACGCCATAACTTAGTAGAGGCAGCCAGTTCTTTGAGGTCATTGGCAAGTTTTCTGACCGTTGCATCTAAATTGGTATAAACAACCGCGCCACCTTTACCGGAGGCTTGAGCTGCGGCTAATGCGGTCTCGACCTTAGTAATTTGGGCTTCGAGGGCAACGAAAGGTTCGGCTATCGCCTTCGCACCCGTTTGACTTCCGATCTTGGAAAGACGATTAGACAGGCTATCTATTTCAGCGTTAAGAACAGAGGTCAACCTATTGATCCTTTCCAATTCGTTAGGATCAATAAAAGCCTTCATCTGTACGGCTTGAATATTCTGTTGGAAAGCATTGACCGCACCCCTGGCTTGTTCTACATAACCTATCAGTCGCTGCCAGGACTCTACGTTTATATCTCCCTTGGTCCACAACCCACCAACATTCAGGGACTGGAATTGGGATGCTTTGGCACGTTCATATTCGTTTGCCATCGAAGTGGCAAGGGTGACCAGTTTACCTTCGATCTCGAACCGTTCGAGGATGATTTTCTTGAGGGCTTCTTCACTTCCGCAGATACGAGCAATGACGGCCTCGGCCTCTTGATTAAGAATATTTATATCTTTGGTAGTATTCCAGATATCTTCAAGATGCTTCTTAGCAGAAGAGAAATATTTATCATCCTTGCCTTCAACGGTCAACCCTTTACTTCGGAGAACATCGATGATTTTTGAAACTTCGGCAATCTTGCTTTTAGCATCGACCTCTGATTGATTAGCACGGGCTATCAGTTCATCCGTGGCGAGTCTGGCCCGTTCGAATGCACCCATTCTACCCAAGACAGATTCCATCTCTTTGTAAATGGTAAGTTGTCTGGATTGATAACCGGCACTAACTTCGGAAAACACCCTGTCTGTATCAGCCCCATAAGGGGAACTGCCTTGAGGGTAATCTACTCCTTCTCGCATGCCACCCGATCCAACAGCCCATTGAGCATTAGGGAAGTACATTTTCTTCTTCCTTGTAGACCATTTAGGCTGTCCCCAGCTGGTGACAATATCCTCACCTGCCTGAAGGGATGAGATGATCTTCTGATTCTTCGCAAACTCCCGTTCAAGGTCACGTAGTTTTGCCTTAATACCCGTACTTAATTCCTCTACGTATTTCAGCGATTGATCCTTCGCTGTTTTAAAGCTGGCCGACATCTTATCGGTCGCACCCTGGACGTTCCAACCCTTAAAAATGTCGCCTGCCGGGACACTTTTGAGGAGTTCAAAGAAGGTAGAAACGGATGCTCCGATGGCCTTAAACTGTGAGGCGATAGCCTTCAGGGAAGGTTGGATCTGTTGATTGAACTGATCGACGGCTTTTTGTATTGTAGAAAAGAAGTCGGGAGAGACCTTCGAAAAAAATTCTACTCCCAATTTTTCTACTATGATTTCTGACATGTCCGTATATCCCTACTGTTAAATAAATTGTTTTGTTGATATGATCTAATTTTTTCTTCAAGTTCTCTAATCTTTTTCTTGTATGGTTCTGCCTGATTTAAGTGTTCTCCGATTTTCATTGCAACCAAATTTTCGGGACGGTTGTCATCCTTGACACCATTTAGATGGTGAACAACGTAACCCTTTGGTATCTTTTTTCCATATGTCTTTTCCCATACCAGGCGATGTTCATGTATATAGTAGGATTTCGAGGTATTACGGTAATCTGGGTTTAAAACCTCTACGTATCCATTTTTGGTAATACGTCTACCGCCCTTCCAATTACTACTGTGTTCCGAAAGATGCGGGTTTCTTAATGGTACACCCAACTTAATCAATCTTCTTCTGACCGCATTGTCTGAAATATCAAACCTGGAAGCTATGGCGACCATAGATGTCCCGGCACGATATAATTTCTCAATCTCCCCGTTATCGCTGTCATTAATCTTTTTACGATATCTCATGGAATGAGCCTTGTTCTCGCACTTGGGGCTACAATATTTCTTGTTTCTTTTGCTCATTTCTATAAATGATTTTCCGCAAATCCCACATTGGATCTCTCTGCTGGTATAAATTTTCTTTCTATTTAAACAAGTGAATCTGCGCCCACATTCTCTACTGCAATATTTCTGATTAATATGCAGTATGTCTACGAAAAACTCCTTTGTACAAATAGGACACACTTTGGGTAACTGCGTTCTATGAATACTTTCTTGATGTTGTCTATGATTTTTCACCCCCGGATGTTGTTTGAGATACTGTTTGTTTCTACAAGATTTATTGCAATATATTTTTCTATAGTGATTAGTGGTAAATTCTTTTTTGCATTCTGGGCAGATTCTCCGATTCATTATCACGTCTGCCATTTTATTTAATCACCTTAACGCCTTTCATTAACTACGAGCAAAGCCCTTGCATAATCAGAGCCGCTGCTTCGGCGTTGTTCTTGTTCAAAAATCTCTTTTTCCCACGAGCCGGAGAATCACGAGATGAATCCTTATTATCGCGCTCCATATCTTTAAATTTAAGCCAAGAGACATGAGTAAGAAGGCCAATCTGACCCATCGAATAAGTCTCGAAAACCGTTTGGAGATTTGGGATACCATACTTCTCCATGAAGGAATCATAGATCGCTAACTCTCTAAGTTCGGTGGGGATGCTGGATTTTTTGCCATCAGTGCAGCCATCCTCTGGGCTGCCAGCAAGAAAAAACTTGATACCAGATCTCCGATCCCCTGCTTGTTAAGTTGGGCCATGACTATCGGAAGAAGAGTGCTTGCATGGGCATCATCGGATTCGGATATGGCTTCTCTGGTAATATCGGCATCATACTTGGAACAGATAATACAGACTACATCTACCATCACGTCCATACATTGAGCAATCTTGGATGCACCTGCATTAGCCAATACCTCAGTCCATGGTTTATCTTTAAACTCGCCAATAAGATCCATCACGGGTCCTAAAGCGAGTGCTATTTTCTTTTCGTATGAGATTGGAAGAATGCGGATAGGAAATTTCTTTCCTAAAAGAGTGAAATCGTCTTTAGAAAGGGTGGGATCGATTACTTCATTAATCTGGTCTTGACTTGGAATCTGTTTCTTTTCTACCATTTTAACCTCCGTGTTAGGATGAGTCCGGTTAGCCTTCTTAGGCATTTATCCCTCCCTATGGGGATAAGGAAAAGCTACTGAGTAGCGAAGGTGGATAGCCTTACGACCCCCTACCGCTACTCAGTAAGTTATTGAAATCATTGGATCAATCGAACATGAAGGGAATTGCCACGACAAGCTGTGAGGTTCCGTCCGTCATTATCTGTGTGGTACTCTGAACCTCAAAACTCATGTTCGCTTCCATAAAATTCTCACCAGCCTTAAAATCTGGTGCAAAACTCCCGATAACGGTTGCCTTCGGATACCAGATCGCCAACTGTCTCTGGACACTGTTCACGACCCAATCGAAGAAAACGAGCAGGCTTTTCTCAGCAATCGTTCCAAGAGGATCAAGCATCTCTACACTCTTATAGGCGGCAACGATATCCGTTGCGACTGGTGTACCCGTGAAGGCTGCATTCAGTGTCAACTTGGTGCTGGTTAGGGCGGTAACATATTTCCGATCTGTGGATGTTCTTAATCCACCGAGATTGTCAGCGGAAATACCAGCTTTGGCAATAAAAATCACACGATCACCTACGGCGAATCGGGAACCGTCACCAGTTGCCAACGTAACAGACGGATCGCTGGTACTGTATGAGGCAACCGTACCAGCCTTTGCAATCAACTGATCGGCTGCTTCTGGGGGTGTAGTCCATGTGCCAACACAGGTCACGGTTTTGGCGGTTGGATCAACCGCAGAAATCACCAACTCTTCCGCAGAAAGCGCATCCCCACTTGCATCCCAGAATGTCACGTAATCGCCGACGACAAACTTGTTGGCATCGTTGGCACTGGCAAGAGTTGAAACGGCATTGACCGAATTGGCCTGGGAAACAATGGCCGCCAGGGAAATAACATTTTTCTCTGTGACACCAATCAACGCAGAGATGGTAGCTAAAGCCATTTCGTGATAGGTAAGGGTGACCTGACCTTCACGTAACAACTCCTGAACCTTTCTTGTGGTCTTGGGGAGGCCCAGTTGCAACTTCACCATATTTCTGGTAACCGGGATGGCGACATTAGAAATCAGACCAACGTCCGTCCATCCGGTCAACGGAGAAGCCACGTTCAAGATTGACTGACCAGAATATAGGACGGTCGAGGCGTAGGGCCTGACGAAGATCCTTGGTGAAGAAATAACAATAAAGTCCGAATAAAGCTCGGGTTGCTGAAATGAATAGCTCATTAAATATCCTCCTTTTTTCTAAAATTGATATACAAATTGTATAACCCTTGGTTAAATTTAAAGAGGCATTACCGCGGGACAAACCCCTTTGGATAGCCCCTTATCGTGATCATCTTTCCGTTAGAATTCGGATGAACTCATCTTCGTCTATCGGAATTCCACGCTTCTCGCTTGAAAATTTATCCCTCCACGATTTAAGGTTTTCATCGAAGGTGTTACCGATAACCCCTGATCCATCGAAATGTACCGTTAGTGAACCCTTTACCTTCATGTTCGCAATTTCCACTATTCGGTTTACAACGCATCCGATCTGCCTTGCCAGTTCACGATCAATCATAAATGCCTTGTCGAAACCTGATAGGTTAGGTGGATATCAATGGCCCGGGAAACATATCCCTCTTCATAGGGCAAGACCATTCTTGGTCTTACATCTTCAACCATAATCAATCCAACCACCTGTTCGGTTGCAACATCGTAGAGAGAAAAACTTTTCTTCCCAGACGAGGGAGACGAAAATTTCTCAACAATCTGACTTACCAGTCCAGATAGAACCGTTAGGTTAGGATCCGATTTTGCGACGGCAAAGATCCTCGGATAAGTATGAGAAAGCTTTCCGATAACCTCATCTGAAAAATCGATTATCATAAAGCTACTTGCACTGGTACTTGGTATTGCTACCGGATTACAATAGAACTCTATCCCCAAGAATTCCTCACTGATGTAGCGTTTGAACGATTCGAACAGGTTTAGGTAAGTCAGTAAATTGCTCATTACCGTATTGCGTTGAGGGCATCCTTAACGATTACCTTAAATGCCCCGATATATTTTCCACGTTCAAACAGGTTGTGAACCATCTCTCTAATGGCTGGTATAAAGAGGGGACGGGAGGGTATGTTTCTGTCCTCCAAAACGGCCCCAAACTCATTTTGAATTGCCTTCTGTAGTTCCGCAGAACTCACACCGGAAATACCGGCAAACAACTTAAACCCACCAGGGACCTGTTCGATATTATGAACCCTGACAGCCCCCTTGGTTCTTCCCGTGGCTTCCCATATCTCCATCACCCAACCATGTTCTTGCTTCTGTTTTAACCAGAACTTCGATAACTGTTTCCAATATTCCCCCATCACACGACCACCAGAATGGAACCCCATGTGGCTAATCACGATCTCACAATATTGCTCACCGGCCTTTTTAAGAGGTTCTTGAATTTTACTCTCAATACCAGAGGCCAGAGATAACACTTTCTTTTTCAGTCTATCGCAATCCGCCTTATTGAGTGAAATTTGGAAATCTATCATGCCATCCTCTGATCCAGAGAACACAACATATTAAGGCAATTCGGATACGAAAAACTGTCTACCGCATTAACCTGCCATTTACGTTGGTCACTGGTTACAATCCTGTCTCCCAACTTAGGCGTATAGCCAGACATATTCCTCTTGGAAAATATGATCGAAACGTCAGTCATTCCCATTTCTCCAATCGGGGTGAGGGTGTCATCCTTAACCAGAGAAGCAATATGGGCATAATCCGTAGTAACCACATTGAACGGAAATTCCTTGTCTCCAAAATGACCCGATGCCACCGGAGGCATAGCCTTATAAAGTGTGGCAGAATCATTCGTCTTAAAAACGAGAAGTTTCTTGTAGTCTTTCGTGCTTTCATTCCCAACATACTGGGTTGATACGACTAAAAATCTTTCAAAGTTCAACGTGTCCTGAAAGATATCGCCACTAATTACCTGAGAATCCCACGCAAAATAAGCCATCCGCTGATATTCAAAAAGCTGGATGGTCTGACCGTGAGAAGGATTGATATAGCATATCTCGGTAATATTTCCGGCATTGCGAAGGATCGTTACCGTCCTTCCGGCCTTAGATATCAAAATTGAGATGGCATCCTGTAAACCCACTGTTACCTCAAGTTGTGCGTTTTCTTGTTTTCTTATAAAGTTTAGGGTCTATATCCGCATCACAAGGTTTTTCACATCGACTACATAAAAATGAGCATGTCCCCACCCTCATGGTCTTTGGATCGTCACCCAAAAAATCTGGACTTAGAACCCACTGAACCTCCGCCTTGCAACATTTCGAGAGGTACATATTGACCCATCCTAATAAAGTTCTATTTCTTCAAACATCGGTGGAGTTCTGGGAACTATTTCGATAAAGGTTAACTCCTCTTTTACATCAGGATCGATCTTGGCCAGGTATGTCATACACATATTCATCGTTTTGGCAGATTCGAGACCCCAATCGATGTTTTGGATAGAATACTGATAATCTCCACCACCAATAGATTCTGATTGTTTTAGCTTTCCCTTGAGGTAATTACATACCTTCGAGGCAACATGGTAAACAGTAGCCCTTTTAAATTCCGTTGCGAATTCTATCTTCAAGGCTTCCCAGTCGGGTATCAATTCCTTAATCGCATCTTCAGATTCTGGACCATAGAGATCCCCGTCAAGAAGTGCGGTGAATACATCCTTATCCGACACCCCGAAGCATATATCCCTTACATCCTGTTGCCAAGAACCCGTTAAAAAACTTAGGGCCATTATGTTTCTACCTCACCACCAGTAACCAAATTACATAGGGGCAACTGTAAGTATCTGACCGCCCTCAATTTTACATTACGATGTATATGGTCCTTGCTCTTTTTCGTCGTAACCTATTGTCAGGTAGCCAGCAGTCATTACGGATGAATTTAAAATCTTAATCACTGCCTGGTTGCCAGGTGTTATTGTAAGACCCGGCATTGTGCTAACCTTTTCAACTGTGGTCGCACCTGCGGCCTCAGACCACTTCAAATTGGCTCCATCATACACCCGAAAGAAAGATGTACCACCATTGAAAGTAGAGGAACCGAGAATTTTGGTAATCTTTAAACTCTTATCAAGAACCACGGCAGGAACCGTAATCTTCAATTGAAGATTTGTATCACCCGCTAACCAAAGAGCAGTCTTAATAGAGGTTGCCACCACCGCAGCCAAGTTGGAACTTAAATCTGTTCCGTCAAACTGAGTACCCAATGCACAGGTATAATCGGCCAACCCATCAAGGAATGCGACCAGTTCGGCCAAGGTGTCATAGGCAAGATCTCTCAAAAACACCTTTCCACCTGGCCCCACATTAGTATCAGGCGTTGCATTGGGAGCTTCGATAAAAAGGTATCGATCCATATGGGTGGTGTAAGCACCAGACTTACAATCCGCCGCAGCAACGATCAACATATTCTTGGATAATTCAGTTCCAACCATATCGGCATGTTTGGTGCATGTCCAATCGGCATACGCATCAATAACAGCTACCAATTCGGTAATAGTATCATTAGCCGCAGCCGTCAGATCGAGAGTGTAAACAGGTGTCAAGGCTGGCGCACATAGAATAATACTGTTTTCCGTTACCTCGATAGTGCCAGAGGCTTCCGCCCCCACGTAAGTAACCACAATCCCGTGTTTCCCGTCAAGAACGCTTGCCCGTGCTGTTGCCTGTGCTCCAACATATGCCAATTGAATAACTTGGGTCTTATCCCATTCCTGAATCTGGGCCTTGCTTTCCTTCAATAAATCCCTGTATTGCTCCAGGGTTAATTTTTTTGGGTTCATTTCTGTTCCATCTCCTTCGCTTTTATGGGGATAGGTAAACCTACCCCGCTCTAAAGGAATTGAAAGATATTAAAGATCAGGACATTTCGTCATTGCTGATGACTGGCCGCATCCTGATCCTCGATAAATCCGTGACTCGATTGGAGGCGGTTCCCCTCAACCGGCTTCGCCACGGATTGCATGTTAATTATTTGTCACCCGTGGTTAACAGTTTATTACGGGCGGAGGCGAATAAGCACTGATATCCAATGGTATTGGACAGTACGATCTCGTCCCATTGACCATTGATGATCTTGTTGGTCTCAGTAAGATCAGCACCAGCCTCTCGATAGCCAATCAGGGCATATCTGTTATCGATGCCGATCAAATCGTTAGCCACCACATCATCATGGATGACGAAATTGACATTCCCAGGCACCCTTCCGTTAATCAATCTTGGAACTCCCTGTAATTTGCTCTGGTCAATAAAATTAGTCATATAAATAGGGAAAATACTCGGCGCAGCAATCGCATAAGCCTTGATGATGTCATCTGCACAACCTATGACGGTAGTACACATTCCAGGATAGAAACTGCATAACCAAGTAAGCCAAGACGTATATTCCAAATCTTCCGTACCGGCTGGAGCTCCACCCTGAATGTCATCTTTTAGTTCCGTTACGGCGATGGCTCCCGCTCCACCCACAGTACCACTTCCATCACCAGCGTAAAGAACAGCGATAGCCTGTGAGATCTCAGCGGCCCTTCTCTGTAGCATGATTCGCTGGATCAATAGGGTAATGATAGGAATTGAACTTCTCCTAACGAACTCGTAGGACATTTCAAGAGCAACACCATATTTCGCTAAGGTGGTTGCCTTCTCTGACCAACTGATCTTGGTTACCGGGAACTTACCCATCTCACTGACTCGGTAAGTAGCCCTCTGTGCCGCCGTATCATCAATGTAAATGGCACGATATACACTGGTTCCAACTAACGTCTCGGTTGAAGCCACCAACTGAGATTCAATATCATCCTGGGCCATCACCGCAACCCTGGCGATCCGGTTCAAAAATTCGGGAAAGAGAATCCTCGACGCAGGCAGATTGCTCTGAAAGAACATCTCTCCCATAGAGGCCCCTGTTCCACTTTTGGGATCGTTCTTGGTTCGAATCCCAAACCGCATCAACTGTCTCTCAAAGGCATCGAGTTGATCCTTGGGAGCAGATGGATCAATTAACTCCAAAAGACTTGAAAGACTCATATAGTTATCGTATGCCTTCGCATACAAATCCTGATTCAGATTAATGTCATTGGCATTTTGCCTTACAATCTCAATCATGCTGATTATCCTCCTTATAGAAGTCTACAAAATGTATATGTTAAGGTTAAAAAAATTTCCGGTTCCGATTACAGTTCGAATGTCACTTTATGATTCGCCGCATCCATGTTGACTACCCTGTGGGCATTAGCACCGGCTACCGCATCAAGTTGTTTGACAAGATTGGCAGTAACACCGCCTACGAAGGAGTCAAAGTTCAGAGCGGGATCATCGTGAGCTGGATCAAAATCCATGGTCACAAATCCATCGATCTGGACGCCCGCGAGACCATCGAATGCGTCAATTACCCTCACGACCCCAATGAAGGGATCATTCTCTGCACATAAAGCAACGGTATCATTGGCAGAAACCTTCACCAATTTGTCTTCATCCGTACCCTTTACCAAGGCACTTTTGAAAGAAACCAACCCCGTAAACCCAATACCTTCAAAACTAACTCCTCTTGCAGCCATACGAAAACCTCCTTATTTTTGACTTTGATATTCCTAACTGGTTTTGAATAACTCAGACTTCTGGTTAACCACCCGACTCTTGTCAATAGCGTTAGGACTGCCAGTTTCTATCCTAACTATTTCTTGAACTTTCGTTTTGCGTTCAGGTGGAATGATTTGTGCTAACTGTTTCTGTTGCAGACCGATCTTCTCCTTTAACTCATCGATGGAGAGTACCCCAATCTCCTTGTCGAAAAGCTCATCACTGTGATTCTCACCATTGATGGCAACCGATAGATGTTTACATTTGCCCCTTAAATCTGCAACGTAGGCATCCTTTATGGCCTTCAGTTCCTTGTTCTCTGCTTCCAAAACGGAAACCCTTTTCTCTGCCTTCCCCAATTTTCCTTGGAGTTCAATCTTGTCGATCTCGGAAAGCCCAAGGTTCTTGCGGAGCAACTCATCATTGGCCCGTAAATCCTCCAGTGTGGCCTCTAATGTGTCCTTCAGGACAATCAGTTCATCCTTTGCTTTTTGTAGTGTTGCCATATCTGCGGCGAGGGCTTCGACTGTTCCACTAAGATCACGGGTGCTTTCTTCTTCCGACTCCACACTTCCAACCCTTTCGATACTGCCATCGAAGTCATAATTGAAGCGGAGAATATCGTTTTGGGAAAAATCCTTGATGTTATCAGACATCAAGACAGAACCCTTCTCGTCTATTACCTTTCCGTCCTTGACCTGTGCGTTCTCTGGAACCGTAAATTCAGACTGGATACGGGCTCCCGGCATTGCCCCCGCATAGACACCGGAAAGCTCGACAAGATTTCTTTCCTTGACGAATCCTTGATGAACCGTATAGGTACAACGCTTCACCACAGGTGATTCTCCTTCCGCAGCCATATTGTAGAACCGACCAGGTATATGAATGCAGGTCATGGTGCGGATATCCTGATTACAAAGATTGCAGATAAAAGAACCAGCTTGGAATCCCACGCTGACAGCTTCGGTATGACCAGCTTCGACTGCCCGGATGTAATCATCGGTATTCAAACCAGAGACATTCAGATTCTTCAACATGTAGACACTCGGTTTAAATGCCACCGGAGGATTCTCACCGTCACCCATTGAGGACACAACAGATTGAAACAGAGTTCCAGATGGAATTTTCGTCTTATCATGGCCGAAGAGATATCCCACTATTTCTGTTTCTGAATTTTCATGTCTCCTCTGTATGTCGGCATGAAAACCCTCGATCATATCTTTACCGAGATACGACCAGTGCTGTGTGAGCTTGTCTGTCTCGGCAGCCTTCACATCGAACACATAAATCTCTTCCGCCGTCAGTTCCTTCTTCGCAAAATATTTATTGATAATTTCGAGTTCTTCGATAGTTGGTATACGAACAACTTTATCCATTGCAAAACCCCCTTAATAGTTCCTCTGTTTCCAACTCCTCTTGTGCTTTAAGAAATTCTTTCTTCTTCTTTAACTCCAAATCTCCGGCTTCATCTTCTGGTGCGATATCGTGACAACACATAGGCCAACTTTCCCCCTTCATGGATTACCTCCAGACCTACGATCCCGATTGGTCGCAGCACGTCTTTGTTCTTTACCGCCCTCTTGAGTCACGCTCCTTTGTGGATCATTTCTTGGGGATGGTGTAAAACCATCTACCCTTACCGCATCAATAGGTGGAGCACCTTTTTGACCGAGCATCCTTCGGGCGAGAGCATTTCTTTCATCCATGGAGATCGAACCCATCTGCTCTTCCTCCCAAATAAGACCCGAATATACGGCATAATATTGAGCAGATTCATAAACAGGTCTCAAACTCGGTTCAAGCCATACCCAATCTGCATATGCCTGTATGCCACCTTCAACTTGCAGTGCCAGGGTAAAAACACGGTCAAGAAGTCGTTTGACGATTTTCTGAAATCCCTCGATAAGTTTTACAAAAATGAGTGCTTCAATGGAAGTATAGCCTTCCGTACCTCCTCCAAATCTCTTGCCTAAAATTGTAGAGTAGGTTTTCATTGCCGAAGCGATATCAGAAAGAAGAACATCGACGATAGCCTGAACATCGACTCCTCTACCAGAGTTTCTTCCCTCCAACGTAGAGATTGTTACGTTATCGAGATGAACAGGATTATCATCAGCCTCAAGGGACTGCATCGAAGTCTTGGCTTCCGATATTGCCGTATTGATGGTCTTGATGATCTCCTGTGGATTACTGATTCCACCGGCCTTGCAACCGTTGATAATAGCCTCCTGGTTAATCTGGATATCAATGCGATCAAATCCGATATTGTGGAGTGCCCTCGCAAAATCCTGAAGAAGTCTAAATTTACTCATCACAGCCTGAATAGCCGAGATGATTTGATTCGTCCCGTATGGATCATTGGCTATGGGATCCACGGGAATGTAGATAAAATTACGGTAGTCAAGGGAGATATCTTGACCGAATCCGGTCTGGTACGGCACATACCGTTGGTTGTCTGACTTAAAAATAACGGTGTACGGATCAACCGAATGAATCGCCACGAGCCTATAATCACTGTTAAATTCAACCTCACCGCACGCAGCCCCATCAATCAAGACATGAGTTGCAAACTCTAAATAGGTTTTTGAAAGCGACGTGTCTGAAGCAAAACCAGAACTAACCGGATGTTCGATTCTGGCTATGAGATTGTCAATAAAATCCTGTCCTTGCGAATGGATGGAACCGTTTGCCTTCCTCGCCAACACATAATATCCGCTATCGAAGACCCTGAGATAATTAGAGAAGGCATGGGACACCGTAGGCTCTGCGTAGAGCAAAAACCGGATGAGATCGGTAGAACTTAATTTAATTAGGTTTTCGAGATTATACTTGTGAAGTTCGCTGAATTGTCGGGGAATCGTGCTAAAGATATTCTGAGCATACGAACCTATCGGGTCGGTTACGGCTTTCGATCCAACACCTATCCCGCCTGGAGAAACAAAGACGTTTACCCTCGGTCCAAAAGGAAGGAAGTTTTTAATACGTTGAAGGAAGGACAATGCTCTCCCGATCAGAAAGTTAAGAAAAATCAGTTACATAAAAGCTCCACGGGAATGGAATGAAAAGCATATAATCCAATGCACAAAAGTATTATCTCTATAAAAATGGAAGAAAGCGTGAATTTAGGCGGGAAGTATTTGTAGGATTTTTCTTAGATATGTTCTTGTGATATTAAGTGCTTTGCAGATCTCTCGGCGGGTATAACCGGCATCCATTAAGCGTGAAACCCGTTCTTTTGTGGGGAGAGAATAGAATTGATCCAATATTCTTTTTCTCTCTTGTTCATCCACATCCCCCCTGGTTGATTTTCCGAATACGGCAACTCCAAGATTGATAAATTCTTGCATCGCCCCCTCTTCTTTTAGGTAGAATTCAGCTTCAGGACATAGCGAAGAACATAGGGGTCTATTTGGACATTCTGGACATAGCATGGGTAGTATCCTCCGTTAACGAAAGCCCCTATTCGTCAGCATCTTCATCAAATACAGATCGTACGTAATCGTATTCGAAACAACCCTTAGATATTATTTGCAATCGATCTACCCAATCCCCTACGTATTCGTCTAATTTTATGCGACAGGCTGGACAGATTGCCACGCCAGATTTCCGACGATTCCAAAACCAAAATTCTTCGGTCGGTTCGAGACCAGACTTGCAACCACGGATAGGACATTTTTTAGACATACGGACAGTTCTTTCTCTCAATATTCTATAATTGATTTTCATAAATTTATTTTTCCGGTACTTGAACAAATAAACTTAATCGTCCATGTGTCACTAATGCACCACTAATCATTTTAAGTACCCGTAGACCAGTATCACCATCAAGACCATCCTCGCACGATATAGAGTCTATCAGTGCCCCTTCCGCAATCTCCAAGAGGTCTAACAATTCACTCACGTCCGATGGATAGCCCACCGTCCAAGTAGGTTTCTGTAACCCCTCGATGATTTTTTCTGTTGTCTCTTTCATAATCCCTCTGCCGTAGTTTTGCATTATCAGGGCAAAATGGTTTGTTAATCAATGGTTAGAATGCACTTTCCCCATTACATTCATGGCAAATTAACATCCCATCTCCATGTATACAATATCCCAATCCGTGGCACATATCATCAGGGCAAACTACTATTTCTCCTGTGCCTCCGCACCGATTACAAGTATAGGGGTAATGTTCATCCTCACCCAAGTCAATGATTCTTTCTGTTGACTCTTTCATAATCCCTCCGCTACTTAGTTTTGCATTATCAGGGCAAAATGGCTTGTTAATCAATGGTTATGTGGAATTAATGACATTGACACAATCCACCATTGTAATAATAGGGGCCGTTCATTCCTGGCTGATCTACTGGATTATAGTGTTCTCCTGGAATCCCATACCAACCTTCCCCGTTGCCACAACAATCACAAACGGTTACATCATGTTCTGTATTATTATCGATCCACTTCAACACAGCATTACAGAAGTCAGGAGCTTTTTGAATCTCCTCCATATTTAATTCTGGAATTTGATGCAGGTTTAAAAAACCTGTGCTTTCACAACGGGTACAAGATAAAGACATAAGAACCTCCACATAACCAATCACTCCAGCGGACGTGCGACACGCCGCTGAGTTCAGTCGTTATCTGAAATTATAAACCTTCATTGGACATCGCTCTGGTGTCAACGGTTCCCATAAATGCCATTGAGCGCCTTCGTCGGACATATAATCTACGCTTAAAAGAATCGAGGCATTGAGGGCTTTACAATGAATATGGGCCTTCTCCTTCGTTTTACTATTGCCAGCGAAAACGTATTGTTTGTGTTTACAAGTGCCGCCGTATTCCCCGATATTTTCACAATCACGAATCATAAAACCCCAGATAACCAGCGGGTGCAGTGGATGGCCAAAAGCCACCACTGACCCTTGTCGTTATACCGCTTAACGCCATTAAGCGAAACCATTTATAAAACCTTGGAAACGGGTCGGGTGGGGAAAACATAATTTATACTCTATTCAAACATAACGGTTTGATCAGGATTGAAAGGTTTTTTGGTATCATGTAACCACCATTCAAACATTTCTGATCCGTTCTTCCATCTTTTAAAGGCGGGCCTTCCCCCTCTATTCTCGAACAGTTTAATAAAGGCTCGTCTAAAAGCTTCTTTCATCCGAGGCCATCTATCCCCTTCTCTTACTTGGTGTGAGGACATGGGACACATAACGCAACCAATCCGCTTAAATCCTTCATCATACAAAGAACAATAAGAAATTTTACTTTCTTTGATGAAATCCCAAACGTCATTATCTGACCAATCTAAAATGGGATTAACATAGGTTCGGGTTGAATTTCGGTAGCATTGTTCCACAAACTTGCGGCCTGCCCGTTTGGTTGATTCTGCCGCTCTGATACCAGTCAAAACCCTTCTACCAACTCCACCATTTTCCTTAAAAACTTGGCAACACCATCGATTTTGTCTGGTTGGAAATCCCCGTATTGGTAAAACGGAAAGAAATGGCCTTTCTGGTCTTTCCCACTTTGTATCGGAGTGATGTTTCAGTAAAAACCGGATCAATTCAGGGGGATCAATGGTTGTAACATTGTAATGAGCGTCATATTTTACGCCAGACATAATCAGTAATTCCCTAACAACGGATGAATCTTTACCTCCACTGTCTGCAAACCAGTAACCTTCCGGGGGGCAAAATATCCTTATTCTTTCTAAAGAATCTTCTACTTTACAATGTCCAAATAGGTCTTTCATTTGTCCTTTTAGGTTCCCTTCCGGCCCGTTAAGGTTGCTTTATGGCTACGGTATAACCCCCCACTCCAGCGGACGCTTAATGCGCCGCTGGGTTCAGTCGTTATGACGCAAAATCCAATACGCCTTGCGCCAACCTCTTCACTGCTATTTCGCAATACTTTTCTGATATTTCAATGCCAACTGCTCTTCTTCCTTCTTCTCTCGCAGCAACAAGGCTTGTTCCAGTGCCACAGAACGGATCAAGAATTATAACATCCTTTTGGCTCCATCCTTCAATCGCTCTTCTGGCCAGGCTTTTTGGAAATGTTGCACCGTGCCCTTTTAGGTTTTCTCCGCGCTTCATTCTCCAAATGTCTGTCATTTCTCCACGTTTAAAAAAGGCGTTCTTAAATGCTCGTCCTGCTGACGCTTCTTTTTCAAATACTAAAATAAATTCAGCCGCTTTATTTATTACCTTTTCGTGCATTGCAGGTTGTCCATGCCCTTTGTCCCAAACAATTACGTCTTTTATCTCATTAGCAAACTTACCGATGATTTTAAAAATTGCCTCTTTGCTTCCGGTTACAATCTGTATATTCCAAAAAACAAGACCGGAAATTCTAATCATTTCATGAAGAGTGCTTAGGTGAAATTTAAAGTAGTCATCAATAGACAAATCATCTCCAAAGTGGTCATATTTTTTACTAAAATGTTCGCTTTTTTCTCTGGTTGTGTATTCTCCATTCCTTATTCTAGTTCGCATATTATATGGTGGTGAAGTAACGGTCAGACCGCATAAATCATCTGGTAATTGCGGCATTATTTCCATACAATCACCGTGATAAATCGTTATTCCATTTTCTTCGTAGTAAGGTTTAATCATATTTACTTTTTCCGTTATAAAAAGTCATAACCAATCAATCCAGCCGATCGCTACGCTCCGGCTGATTTCTGCGTTATGTTTATTTAATAGATTTCAGGTCAATCCTGATGATTGTGCCTGCCCAGTACATTTGGGCTTCACAGTTACACAAAGATGCTTCTGCCTTATTGATGGTACGACTTGAAATAATAGGCCAAACTGTTTCGATCCATGCAGCTAAATCAATGGGTAGTTCAAACATAGATACCTCCTTAATGAATAATTTTCAACATAACCAATCACTCCAGCGGACGCTTAATGCGCCGCTGACCTTTGCGTTATATTCTCGCCGCCTCACCCTTGGCGTTATTTGACATGAAAAATATAATGACCCCCTCGCCTCGATTCTTGCCAACATAGTATCCAAAACATCCAATTCCTTTCCAATGCCCCCATAATGTCTTCGTTACCGCTCCATCCTCCGGTTGAAATATTATATATCTTGTCCTTCTGGACCCAGTAACCGCAGTCGGCATATTCCCAGATGCCATGAATAAAATCCATCAGGCCAGAGCAGTCTTTTGCGGACCATTTCTCAATTTTTTTAAGTTCTTCTTTTGTAGGATCTCTATTCATAGACATAACTCGATAAACTTCCCGATCAATGCCATCGAAGCCTTCACTCTTTCGTTAAGTTTAAACTTACCAGGTGTCTCAGTCACGGCTACACGGACAGTTCCCTCGGTGAATAACCAATGTTCCAAACTTCCATCTTCTAATTTATATACAATACCATTGTTTACCATAACCCCGTGTCCGCCGAGAGCATCTACCGTTACCAACTCATTATCTAAGGGGTCGGTGAAAAATCCAGCCAACGTATTCCGCATTTCATTTGTAAAACGACCCGGAGCATCTGTTCTTTCAAAAGTGTAAACATAATATTTCGATGAGGTAATATCCTCATGTAACGATAAAAATCCATCGCGGGAACATGCTTTTAGTAGGGGTAGGTTTTTAAGAAGTATGATACCCTCTTCTGACGGTTTATCTCCCGAAGCCTTGGTGTTATAAAAACCGCAATTTGACTTCTCGTTTTTTAAATTGTATCTTCGACCCAATTGATACGCCACCGGATTAATAATAGGGATGAAAGAAAGATTAAACGAATAAAATAGTTGTGGATCAAATTCCTCCAGCCATTTTATAATAGATAGCGGGCCAGCTATCTCTTCACCATGCATACCAGCCACCATTAATAATCGGGGAGATTTTGCTCTATATCCATGCTGATTTGATAGAAACCATATTGGATAATTCCCCACTTCCCCCAACACCCGTAACCAAAGTTTCTTGTTGGATGCTACCGTAAAGAGTCGTTTATAGAAAATATTAACGGATTTCATCTTATTTAAATCCTTGAATTATGAGCAGGTGGCCGGAGGGTCCCATCAACTAATCGGCCAATGTCCAGGTTCGCTTACTTGCCATTCGGATAGTATTCCTTTTGGACGCATCGAATACCCTCGATGCATTGGCCTTTTTCCCTCCGCTCCCTCGGTTCTCCGAAAACCCCCCGCTCTCCTAAGAGAGACCACCCGCCCCTGTCCTACAGGGTGTGATACTTTCTACACTTCCGACAATGGAATAAGTCGTCTTTTATTTGGTTTCCAAATTTCTTAATCGAAGCCCCGCAATAAGGACATTTGGCATCAAATTTCTTTACCCAATAAACTCTTATTTCTTTTATCTCTTTAGGACCGAGATGCCCGGTTATCCTTGTCATTTCCGTTCAACCAAAATCCTTAAATCGAAAATAACCTTATCTCCAACCTGTAAGGGGAAATCTTCTAAAAGAAGGGTGGACATCACCGCAGGTTCAGCCACCACTTCCTTCGCAGACCTCCAATCCGGTACATCCATCGTTTTAACTTTTCTAAACTTTTCAATTCTCATTTTGGCCTCAACATCTCAACCGTGTCTTGTAATATTCGCTCGGCACGAATCCTCATCCTGAGACATTCATTCCACCATACGCAGGCAGAAGTATAAATATCGACATTAAAGACCGACAGTTGGCTTTCTGGTATAAAATATTCGTTTCCATTGCCATCATCGACTATGTGACACAAAAATGCTTCACGGTCCGGTATTGCCTCGCTCTCCCGAACTACTCCGTTGAACGGGGTCCACTGAAATCCCATTACCTTCGTACCTACTTGAAATTTAGGAATCGTTGTCATTACCGCCTATTCCCCCGGTATTTTCTTAATTCGAACTTGCTTTTTTTTGAAATTCCAGACGAGTTATGTCTGACGGGGCTAAATTACCCTTATGAATAGTCACCATAACATCACCACCAAAGGCATATTCGGCACGTAGAAATTTACCCTCTGCCTTTACCAAATCAAAAACATGCCAAGTAATCAGGTCTTCAAGCAGAGACTTGGTGATATCACTTTCGTTTTTTATCGTGATGGGAAATTTTTTGCATTAGACCACTACCTTGCGTACATTAATTATCAGTCGGTCACGGACTTCCACGACAATATAGCCCAATTCGACAGGATCATATTCATACTTTTCTGAATAACTGGTAACGTTTTCTCCGAAGGTCTTTAAGAATGAACCAGTGTTGCAGTACCAGCGATGGTCGGGATGGATATACCCCGTTGTCCTGAAGTGGGTGTATTTTTCCTTAATGCCTTCCCCTGGTTCGGTCGTAAGGTATAATTGCGATCTCGGATCAGACACAATCAGACGATGGGTATGCGCCTTGGCCATCAAGAGGGCATCCCCGAATTTGTACTTCAAGTGCTGTTTTAATTGAAGTTGCAGATTGGCTAAATTTCTAATAGGGTCATCTGCAACCGACCGAATCAACTTTCTTCCATGGGTGAAGTAACCCTTGAATTGTAAGCCATTTTTATCATTAAGTTTCACCACACACGACCAGCCACCATAGGGAATATGAAGTTTATCCTCGCAAGTATTCTTAGTAATATCACCAATCATCGGATATAGTTTATCGGTATGATTGCCGCGAAGAATGGTGATAAGCCGTTTAGCCTTAGCCAACGGAGCAAGATCCTTAACCACCGTTTTTTGTTGTGAAAGAGGGTCTGTTTGTAAGATGGCGGGATCGTATCGTGGATCGCTGATCCAAAATGCCTCCATCTCATCTCCCATGTGGAGAGCGAAACGGTTCTTGGCATCCAATATATACTGGATGGCCTGCTGATATCCTTTTTTGTACGATAGGATATTGCCCTCCTGATTGTCTCCGAAAAGAATCAACTCATAATTAGCTGGTACGGCAAAATCGAGAATATCCATATTCCCTCCGTGTTATAGTGCTACTGTTACAGTATGTCCTACAGACACTACATTTGTTAAAATATCCATCTCGTTCAGTGTTCAATGGATGGCCACATACGACACAAAGACCTTCCCGCCTCCACCTGTTTCTTTTTTCCCTTCTGCGTTTGCGTCGTTTTTCCAAACATTCTTGACCAATGGCATAATGTCCCAATTTCCCGTGGGGTTTTCCGCAACTGACACAACAAAAGCCCATCTTATGTTTTGCATAAGTCCTTAATCCGTTAGTACGATTCTCCCGTTGATGCTTTTCGCAATGTTGCCCCCACGATGCGATATTGCCACAATTTCGACACAATCCACTCCCTATGTGTTCTTGTCTGCGCTCTCGTTGCCGTCGCCGTCTGTCTTCTGGGTTTTTGTAGGGCATCCTTCTTTCTTCTCCTCCACGGGTTTGACCTCCAGGTGCGTCACCCCCCGATATCCTTTCCCAAGATAGATAAGATGACGACAAACTTCAATAATATTCGAAGCCTTAACGACTTCTTTCTTTAAGACAACCTGTTTACCTCCAACTGTATCGCCAACCTTATTGCCAACCACCATAGAACCGATAATGGAGAACTGCATCTAACTACCTCCCTTAATCTACTTTTAGGCACATGAGTCTTTTTAATCCTACGTTCAGTTTATGCCAGACATTGACTTTGGGTACGGGTTCGATAATTCTCTTCTCCTTAATCTTTTTGTATCGTTTTATGGAACGAGAATGAATCCGTTTGATCTTACCGCCCACGTATTTGATCGCCATACCGATTCTCCCTTATTTCCTTTCCGGCCATTTCACGCCACTGATTTTTGTGTCCGTCACCAGGGACGTATAGTTCATCCTTCCAAGTCGCCACATTAAACTTGCCGCCTGAAATGCAAACTTATTAGCGTGGGCATAATGATCCGGCCCCACTGAATACCAAATGGTTTCATACTGAACCTTTCTCGTCGATCTGGTCTTGCCTACCGTTTGTTTTTCTTCCCTGATCGTCCGTTTCAGGTTGAGGTGATGACTAATCATCTTGCCGATCACTTCCTCCGCTTCCTGTTGAGGCATCGCCAGATATCCTTGATAAAGAAAGTCGGAGTAGGCATCAAAGGCTCCTGTCTTATCCTCAGAGATCCTACCGACAAAGATTGACTGTCCACCCGGATCCTTTTCCTCATCTACCCATTTAAACCCCAAAGAAGGATCGTCAATATTCATCCTTGTGGAGTGGTTAACAAAGACGGTTCGAGGAAAATCCTTCTGAAGATTGGATGCATCGTTACCAGATGGTTCCGCATCACAGACAGCAAGTTCACAATGAAATTGCTTCAAGATTTGCGAGATTCTTCCTTCCCTTACCGAGATTTGACCATCTACGGTTTGAAAAGTCTTAAAGGCCAACTCATCAGGCGTAAATTCGACATGAACGATTTCCCATCTGCCGATCGGTGCAAGATCGCCCCGAGAGTTCGGAATGTATCTCCATACGCATACGTAAGCCCCCTGGTCTATACCGGCGATATAGGTATAACCAGGTTCATACCCAAATACACAGACGGGAAAGGTTTTAAAGAGTGCGGAGTTCAGACCCGACTTCTTGTCCTCGTAAGGAATGCCGAGAACATGGTGATGGAAGTATCGAACCGAATTTCCATCCCGTTCTGTCATGATCTCATGGACGGGTCTCGAATACGCCCATGGAATGCGATAACCCCTAACACCCTCACCATAACGGGTGACCGTTTCATAAAATTCTTTTCGTTTCGGCACCCATTCACAGTTATGGGTGACATTGGGTTCGCTGGACTTCCATCCCCCGATTACACTCCAATCAAGGGGACGGTGGCAGGCAAGACATATGTAATAAAGATCGGAAGAGGGTGGTTGTCCCTTCTCATACCAGTTCGCAATTGAGTCTGGGTAAATCATGGTTTGCCAATGGGAACAATGCGAACATTTCACCATAAATTCGTGCTGGTCAGACAATTCCTCATATTCTTTTGTAACCCCGAAATTCTCCATCTCTGGACTGGAAAATTTAATCATCATTCCCCGATAGGTCTTACTTCTAAACATTGGAGAGTGCCTGAGTCTGGAAGGGATCTGTTCACCTACATCAATCTCAAATGTCCTGTCCCATTCGTCACAGATCACAATATCACCCGGAACAGTTGTGACAGATGAGACAGTTTTTCTACCACCAAAATAAACAGCCGTCCGGCCAAACTTCTTTAACCTAACCTGGTCAACCTCACCTTCGGAAAGCAAGGAGTCAAAGTACGGATTATCTCTAAAGAAACCACCAAGTCTATCAGCCGAATATTCACCAACCTTGTCGTCACTTTCCAACGTATAAATCACGGTCGGATAGTGCGCCATTTCTACCCCTTCATCGGATTTATAGAAGAAGGGCATGAAGGCGTATTGGTCAGCGAACAACATAACCTTCCATTGGATGACCTGGGTTGCTCCTACCTGCGAAGGTTTAGGTATTGCTTGTCTCGGGTGAAAATCGTTCAGAATACCGATCTGCCATTCGTACCCCCTGAACTGCACCGGTTGCCCATTGTGTCGAAGATATTTGGTCGCCCGTTCAGCAAATGTAAGCGAATAGTCTCTACTTAACGAGTTCATCATCGTCGCCATAAAGGGCATCATGTCTTTGGGAACGATCTCACGGTAAGGCATTTATTTGTTCAATCCTTTAAAATCTCACTGGCCTGATCATGTAAAAGTTTCATGGCCCGATCAAATTTCTTCGAAGCCTCAAGGTATTGTCCTATTTTGAACGGATCGCCAGTATTTTCTTTCATTTCCCGTTGTGCTTCTTCCGACAGACTTCTTACCTGGGCCAAGAGAGTTTCATGTCGCACGCGCCGAATAAGATTGTCTGGAATGTCAATAGTCACACGATGCAAAAGACTGATTAATTCTTCTTTGGTAAGATCTTCAATCTTTAATGGCATGGGTTACTCCTTGAGTAAGTTTTCCACGTTTCTGCAATACTGCCCGACTTTCTATAACATCGTGAGTAAATCATCGTTCTAAAATCGTTCAGAAGATGATTATTCTTATAAACCATCACATACGGATCGTGACCAAGATCGTGTATTGTTTGGCAACGGTAAATGTCCTGTTCTATAGTTGTATCGAAACCAACTAATACGTAAATTTCACAACCACGCAATCCAACCCTATTGATTTCACCAAAGCCTCGCAATATTGGCGATTCATCCCCCATCCTGTCCCACGAGAAATGAGGCATATGTTTGGTTCCCCATTTTGTCTCAGACAACGCCACGGCCCTTTCCTCATCAACTAGTCTAAGATCATATCCGTTTTCGTCTATCATGGTCAGTTTAGCATCCCAAATCTCTTGAAAAGTTTCCTTCCATTGTGGGTCGGCAAAGGTGTTGTTATTTAGGAGACAAATTTTCTTGAATTGGGGTAAATGAAAATCCCAAATAGATTTATGGGATTGGTCTTTTTCCATCTTACCAACTACGCAAAAAGAACACTTTCTCGGACAGTAACGGTAAGTGTATCCGAGTGAAAAATCTAAATCATAAAGAGAATAATCCGGCCTACAGTCAATGCCAAGAGGTTCAAAATTATATCCTGGTCCACCATATTCATCTGCCAAAAATTTCTTGACATTCCAATCGAAGAGGACAGAAGCATATCGCTTATCGGCAGGCCACAAGGGTTGATTCAAGGAAACCTGATCACCCCTTTCTTTGTGCCAAGCCGAGAGTTTCATTAAGGCTAAATTATATTTTGGAGCATCCGTTAGAAGAGAAATCTTCATATTTTCTCATCACGCCTTCAAAGGTCTTGGGTTCGAAATAAATTATTTTAAGGGTTTTCTCGGCCATAAAAACCATCCCGAAATCGAAGATGGTTCCGGTTGAACGTCTATCCCAAATCAAGTGAACCTCGTCGGCCCATCTGATAAGATCACGATTGTGGACACATACCCCAAGGTCGTCCAGTTCGGGGTGGTAATCAAAGGCGGGGATTTTTACCTCATGCCCATCGGCTTCTAACGTGACCTTATGGATTTCAAACTTTTCCTTGTATTGGGTTGATCCGATAATGACTATCTTCATCTCTAAATCCTCCCCTCACTTCCTGCACCCATTTAGATAATATTTCAGACAACTCTGAAACCTTCCTCTCCTTACCTGTCCGGTTGCCCGATTATCCCTCGATACAGTGAGAACTATCTTGTTCTTGCCAAACAGTCTCATGGAAAAATCGTGGACCAAGCCGCAATCACAGCAGGCGACATGGAGACTTTGATTTCTCCAACGAACAACAACGGTTCCACCGTCTTCAATTATTGTGAATTTACTTCTCTGTTTCTTCAACATCCTTCTTCTTCCATTTGCCTCTCTTCTTCGCCTTAGCGATCAGTTCATCCATTTCACTTAGAGCCCATATTCTTTGACCGATAGCCTTAACCTTGTCGTCCAGGGAAAGAAGGGCATCATAAAAGATTTTCTTAATATCAACCGCTACCTGCTCAATCTGGAATCTCCGGTGAAGGGCAGGCAATAACTCAGACATTAAGAATTCACGGATCACGACATTTTGCTCATAACTGACGATCCAATCCTCCTTCTTCCGGGATTGAAGATTAGCCAAGAGTTTAGAGGCAGCCTCATTGGTGTCACGGGTCGCCTTGTCCGTTGTAGCCATACTGAACATTTTCCACTTAAGGACTCGCTCCATATCGTCATCGGTAATATCTTTCTGATCCTTTGCGAGAATTGCCTGCATCCAAGCGGGAACCTTGTCGGCTTCGGTAGCATCTGCAGTCTGTATTCTTGACCGCATATTCTGATGAGAGGTCTGGAACATGAGGGCGAGATCCTCAATGCTGAATCCCATAGACCTTAGAACATTGATCCAGTCATTCCGAAGTATCCCCGTATGCCAACCCATGTATTGAGAAAGTGCTTCAATGCAAGCCTTCTTGTCAGATTTGACGGCATCAGATTTGATAGCATTGGAGATCGGGTCTAATCGTTCTATCATCCGGTCGAGTCGATCCAACTGGGTTTTCCCCAACTTATTGGCAACCTGAACCTTGAATTCTTTTAGATCCTCTCGGAGTTTATCGACTGAATCCATCGTCTCACCATTTAGTGGAAAATAAATCAACCACCGTAGATCCCCTTTGCACCCGAATGATGGTTATACAATCTATCAACGGAATGCAGTCAAAGACATCTTGGGGGAAAAGCATTTGTTTACATCTTTGACATCGTTTTTGAGTGTGCCTTAAATCATCCTGGTTGAAACTATTTTTACAGTAACACTGGGGTTGATTATGAATACAAGACATAAAACCTCCACCTGGTTCAGACATTCTACATTCTGTATAGTCTAACTTGAAAAAATTTTCTCTTGACTTCCTCTCATGGAATAAACCTCGTTCCACTCCTTTTGGGCCTTTTCTTTGCTTACCAGAGAAGTGTTTGATATACAACAGGTGGCACATCGAAAACGATGATAAATACCATCCTCTCTTGTTTCGCTCCAATAATCCGGTAACTTACCACATTTCTTACATGGATAGACACAAGGGGGAGTAGGAGGACGAGTATCCTTTTTGGGTGGAGAACCGTCTAACGCATAGGAGTCTGGATTCCACGGATCGAAAGAGGATGCCATGGGGGTAGGGTTCTTTTCCCCGATAATCAAGGCTATAATCTTCGCATAGATGGAAATGTCCTGGCACCGTTCAGCGGGTCCTTCCACTTTGGCCGAATGGCCGTTCGAGTGCATCCAAAGCAATGCGTCGAGTTGCTTCAGGAGGTAGAAAATGGCTACCGTAACTGGACTTTCCAGATCCATCCCCGGATAGAGACCGAGAATTTTAGTCACCCTGTAAAAATTCCCAAGAGAATGACCACCACTGGCATAGTCGTGATTCTTCTTCGAGTGGAGCTCCATTTCCTTAAAACAGAGTTCTATAAACTTCTCGTGACCGTGCGGAAAAAGTTTCCTTAACTCCTCTAAGATTTTATCCATGTTTGTCTCCTTTAATAATTTTAACGGATAAGACAGCCCTGTTGGGTATTGAAAGTAGGTGACCCAAAATTGGTCCCCCCTTATCTTCATCTATTCTTATAGACTGACAGAAATAAATTGAGATCTTCGTTTTCCGTATGAAGTAACCTATGCTCTGATAGTGCATGGCCTTATCGTAACCATCAAAATCAATTGTCTCTTCATCGGTCCAAAGACTTGTACTGCAGGCAGCAGAATCCAGCCACTCAATTCTGATTGTGTCTCCACGTTTCATTAGGGTTGTCCCTCTATGTCTCTCCCCGGGGACCACCGGAAGTATAAATTTCTTTACCTCCGACTCCTTGAGGTTTAGGATTCACAGTATAACAGACCGGGTCCTGGATCAATGCTATCCTAATCAGATCAAAAAGATACCACTTCCACCAAACCCTCATCTGACCATTATTGTCTGGCGCATCAACGGATACTCTTTTGCTTATCAGGGCAAACCGTCTGTCTTTTATCCAAAAGAATAATCGTTTAGTTCTTGACATCTTCTATCCTTTCCCCGAATAATTCGTTAAACCGTTTCAAAAAGGCTTTCTCCGCCCGCCTATATCCCAGTGGTGTTATTGTGATATTAAGGGGTTTCAAATCTACACCGTAGTTGAGGGTACGGTCAGTAATGAAATTTTCACGTTCGGTAATAAGGGCTAAAAAATCGGCACGTTTAACATGATCGTAAATCACATCTACCATCGGCCATTCAAGACCGAATTTCTTCGATATTACCTGCATATACTTATCTTCCAGTTTCTTATACGGTATACCCAAAAAGACTTTAAGGGGGGCAGGAATGTCCAGCAGGTATGCTTCGGCTGCATCGTGTAACAATCCCTCTTTAGCCCACATGGGATTAACAATCTTCGACACCATAACACAATGTTCTGCCACACTGTTATGAGACCCGAACCCTTCAGTCAGATATGTATGTGTAGACGTTTCTATCGCAACCACAGACCCTACGCCAGCATCCCTTGCGTCTATCACCGGAAGAAGCGCGCCCTGCCTCGACACATCCGTCCCGACCATTTTATTTTGCATTCGACCGATAAGCCGATAGGGGCGAATGGAACCGAGAAGAGCTAATTGTTTTCCAAACCCTCCGCGCACAGTGAAGCGTTTGCATCTGTAACTTCCCTGATAAGAACATTGAACATCTACATAACGCGATTTAAATGCCCGAACCAGCAAGTCAAAAAGCACCCCTTCGTTTTGAGAAATCCCCAGAGATCGTCCTCGACTATTTTTACTCGATATGCACCCTTCCCCATCAAACATCCCTGCAAGCCATCCAGCTTCCCAGGTTCCGTCAGTTGCCCACACCGGAAGAAGTTTCGGCAAATACGTTGTTTGCCCTTTTGAAAATCGTTCAAAAATTTTCCAAGCGACTTCCCAACGTTGATTTCCAGACGCCTTAAAAGAACAAAGCAATGGATGTTCTCTTGAACAACGGACACTTGTGCCATCCCCAAATGTTAATTCAATAAGACGACGCTTAATCAATCCGTGTACAGAAGCTATCGAAGGTCTCCACTTCCGCAAACGTCTATGACCCCCGTTCGCCTCGTCGAACCCCCACAGTATGTCTCCAGACGCGATTGACCCCGCAGGAACCCAACGGTAATCATAAGTAAGAATTTTCGTTTCAGGGGTCACACAGTAGAATGGTTCAGTCCTTCCGCCAAACCTACACTGTCTCGCCAGATGGTGCGCAATATCACGAATATCAATATCATCCACCTGCGGATGAAGGAGTTTATAAACCTTGCCAGTATAGGTATGGTCTAAGATTATCATTTCACCGCAATCCCGCATTACACTCTAAATGTTTTCTAAACAACACCCCGGTCTTTTTACCAATGGACTTCCTTGTTTCCTTCGAATCCACGATTTCCCCACTGCCTTCCCTTACCACGTCCGCTATCATTTCCTTGATAATATCACCCATCATCTCTATCCCGGGTTCTAACTCTGGGGAAAACCGTTGTAGCACATGGGCAAGGCGCATTTCAGTCACCCACTCATCGGCTATCGCTTCGGCATCCGACAATACTTTAAGTTTAGCAGGGTCAAGCTCCCTCGAGGTTTTTGTTTCCTTAAATTCTTCACGCTTATGTTTGGCAATAATGCGTTCTCCATTGTTCTTTGTGAGTTCGATCAATGGTCTTAAAACAATTCCTTCCCGTATATGGGTATCCCCCATCCCGTTTTTTTGAGCCTGAATTGAAACTGCATCACGGTGGGCGTTTAATGTTTTGATATCGGTTGGAACTTGGGCGTAATGGACAAAATCAAATCCTAATCCTCTGGCGACTTGCTCCGCATTGGGGACATTTAACCATATATCTCCAATCTTGACTTCGAAGGCTATAAACTTTAGTTCCTTACCGTAGACCTTACTCATGCCTTGGCATTTACCACCATATGCCTCCCCATAAACAGTTACTACCGGATACCCAAGAACTTCAAACTTCGAAGGTAGTCCCCATGCATCAAAGAGTAGAACAAAGTTGGCATGGTCTACTCCACCGGCGAAGAAGTGAACTTGACCGTCTTTCCAAAAAACTTTTGCGGATGTGCCATGAATTTTCTCCATGGCGTAACATTCCTTAAACAAAAGAATGTCATGATTTTTATACAAATTGTCAATATTGAGATAACTCATTTTCCCACCATCCTCTTGCTCTTTTTAATGGGGTCAACGAACTTCTCCTTACCGACCTCACGTTTAAGATGAGATGCCAAGGGACAATTGCCTATCCTCCACTTCACAGACGGATATAGGAAGGCCACACAAGTACCTACGCCACGTTCGGGACCAACCCGAACCTTATCGCAACCCACACATTTATCAATTATGGGTTCACGGGTTAACTGACTTTTTTTCATCCTCTTTTTCCTTTCTGTTGGGATCAATGATGGTCGCCTTCTTAGCCATCTCTTCCAATTCCTGAATTCTGGTCATCTCCAGACCGATCTCAAGGTCGTTAATTAAACCTTTCTTTTTAAGAAGGCCAACCACGACCTGTAAGTTGGTCACCGCGGGGATTAACTGATCGAGAACCGTCTTAAATTGCAAGAACAGATCGTAAAAATATTTAATATGATTCGCATTGAGAGATTCCACCTGTCGTAACTGTTCGTTCTTCGTCCGTTTAATCTTACGAGCAGAAGCGATCATAAGAGTCCTCCTTAATCAATCTCTTTAGTCTAACCACCTAAACTCGTCCCGAAACTTCTTAATATCGGAAATGTACTTCGCATGATGCTTGCCAACTCCCGTCTT